CGTTTTCGGCAACTAGGGATGACATTCTACTAAGGGTTTTTACTTGTTTGGGAGTTGCATATCTAACGGCATTTAAAACATTTTGAACAGATGATTTATAATAGGAAATAATGGCAGTTTCACCAGTTTCCAAAACAAAATCAAAAACTATTTGGTCTGTAGTTTTTTCTCTGTACTCATAAATCAATACTCCGTCCTTTGTTATTTTTGTAGTTCCGTCTTTAAAAGAATTTGCTAAAGTATAAGTATCACTACCATCGCCTGTTATGGTTTCAGTTATTAGAGCCATTTGATTTTAAGTTATTCTCCAAAAGTTGTTTTTGCATCTGCGTAAGTTAGACCCGCTCTTCCTGTCCAAGCAGTTGCATAATCTCCAGTTCCATCGTTTTTTATTTCTCCAGCACTATAAGAAAAAGTGCCTAAGGAAGTTACCTCCTTCATAATATACCATCGACCGTGCACATCCTGGAATCCATAATATTTAGTATCTGCGGTAGTATCCATATTAAGAGGTAGAAATTGATCGTATAATCCTACAACTTGTTGACCTGAATTTAAACCTGTTTTCCCAAATAATCCCATAAAAAAAGTAGTTAAAAAAATATTTTATTTATTTGCCCCTATTTTTTTATCTTCAGCATTTTTCTTTAAATCGTCTTCTTTGGCTTTTAATTCAGCTTCTTTTTCTTTTAGCTCTTCTTTCTTTTTCAATTCTTTTTTATCCTGTTTTTCTGAAATATCAAAATCCAAATTATAATCCGTAATTAGCTTAATTAACTCATCTGTTTCAGCGGTTTCTTCAAAATCTACTTCTGCATTTTCAAGAATTTCAACTAACGCAGGTTTTTTCATTTTTCTGAGAAAAGATTCTTTATTTATAAGTGGCTTGTAATTAACAATTACATCGTTCCACCTTTTTGCACTCTCTTTTAATTCTTCCATAATCTCTGGCTCTTTTGTTTCATATATGCCTTTTTTGACCAATTCATTATTTATGTAGCGGTCATTTTTTAGTAAAAATATCATCTTTATTTTGTTAATAATAAAATAAAATTCCCAATCTTCTTTTTATATAAAACTCTAGGTGTTTGTTATTCCATAGAACCTAGCATGGTCTGTGGAAGTGTCTTTTACCGCAAAAGTAAATTGACCTTGAAGAGTCTCTTTCATAGTTCTAGAATTTGAAGGTTCTGGCGCAAATCTTAAAAAGTCATCTGCAAACCAACTCTTTCCCATTTTTCTAGTATTCAAAAGATATGCTACTCCTTGCCCTGATAGTGCAGGATCGGTAACAATTTGCAGAAAAGCTTTATCGCTTTCATAAAAACTTATGATATTTCCTGCAATTCTTTCTGTTCTAATTGTATAAGTTTTAGTTCCAGCGGATGTACTTGCGTAAGCATTGAACTTATTGATAATTTTTACTTTCGTTTTTGTAGAACACAATAAAATGTTAGGGTTTCCTCCTTTATCTACGACATCTATGATGGCATCTTCTAATTTAGTTTCAGAAAAATCTCCGCCAACGTTCACATTAGTTGCATCTGCATCTGCTAAAATAAAATGGTCAATACCACCAGCCAGTCTTGGTGTTGTTTTTGTTCCTGCATCAGGTTTCCCAAAAATAGCACTTAGATTTAACTTTTTTAAAGCTCTAATAACTGCTTTCGCTCTTTGCTCATCTAACTTATTTGTTACATCTCTGTATTTCTGATTTTTCCCAGTATGTGTTATTTCAACAACTTCCTCTAATATTTGATGGTAGTTGACAACTTTTAAATTATCCTCTGTAATACTATCTAAATCAACTGTTCCTTCTACATTTGCATTACCTATAATCTTGATTGGAGTAGTTGCAATATGTGCGGCTCCAGTAGTTCCGCCAGCGCCACGTGCGAATACAGCGATTGTATCAGCTCCTCTCTGTACAGAGCTAACAACAACGTATTCACTTTCAATTTTTAAAACGTCTCCAACGTTAATAACTGTTGTAAGAACTGCGTCAATTGGCAACGCTGTTAGAGTTGTTCCGTCAGTCCAACCACCAGTTCCGACTGTTCCGCCAAGAGAGTATCTTTTTGCGTTATACCATTCAATTTCCTTTGTGTTTACTGGTTCTAGAATGGGAAATAAATCGTATGATACTGTTAATTGAGGTTCGACTAGATTAGCTAATGCTCTTACATCGATGTCAAGAAAAGTTGTGTCGTAAGTTGTGTATTTTCCTGCTATAGGGGGCATATCGTTTTTGATAAAAAAATAAAATTTTATCAACAATGATATGATGCGTAAGTATTATTTTTGCTTTTCTTCTTCTTCCTCTTTGATTTCCCTTGAAAGTTTTAAAAATTCTTTCTGTTCTAGAATGTTAAGATATCCTTCTTCTTTCTGTTTTTTTGCCAACTCTTCAAACTTGTTTTTCTTTTCGTCAATTTCTTCAACTCGCTTGCGATCGTTGGGGGGAGGTGTGCCTGCAATTCTTTTTCCTTCAGGTTTTTCTTCTCCTAATAGAAACTTCTGATTTTTGGAAATGTAATTAAGTTGCGAATCTGGTGTCCCGTCTGGTATCAATGCCAGTTTTTCTTCTGGTATTTTTTCCAAAAGAGTGGACAAATGCCCTTGCAGTACCTCATCTTTCTTTTCTATATTTTTCTTCAAAGCGTCAATTTCTTCTGTCTTTTTCTTTTCTTCTTCATACAATTCCTTGTACTTCCCCTCTTCTTCTAACTTCGCTTTCTCTGCGTCTTCCTTATCTTTTTCCATTTTTTCTAGCTTTTCTTCTGCCTCCTTTTTCTCTTTGTAGACTTGATCGAATCGGCTTTTAGGAATTGTTTCCTTTTTTTCCTCTCCTCCGTTTTCTTTTCCTTTTTCTTCTTTTCCATTGTCTTTTTTTTCGGGTTCAATGTGTTTCCCGTCAGTGCCTTTATCGCCTGCACCGTCTTTGGCGTCAGTTTTTTTATCTTCTTCTGACATAAAGTATGAAGTTAAAATGTAAAAGAGGGGTCTGTACCCTCGCAGTTTTTAGAGTTTCTGTAACTCATGAAAATTTTATCATATAAAAAATATATATGCAATAGAACCAAAAAAACTTCCCGAAGGAAGCTTAAATGGTTGGCAAAAACCAAAAAAAGAAGATTGGGAATAAAGCTGTTTCATTATATACCAAAAACTAAAAAATGTGCAAGAGAGAAATAATTCCAATTATTTGTACCATTTGTTTTTTTGTAACTACTCAAGAGCTTTTTGTTGATTTGGCTTAAAAACTGCCTTAATGCAATTCTGAAAATTAATATTGTTTTTACAAAATCTTGGAAAGTCCCTTTTCACCTATTTTGGCACTAATTTTTTTATTAGTGCCAAAATAGAAATTAAAATTTTTAATTTTTCTTTTTACCTTATAAAAAAAACTTTCTTCATAAGATAAACATTTGCCAGTCAAATCCCCATTAATTTCATAACAAGTAGTTTTAAAAAACTTGCAATTTAGGCATCGCTGTTTTTCACTTTCGTTTGTGGCATACAAAGAAAGCTGTTTCATTTATATTTGAATATAAGAAATAAATTTATAGAAAGCATTGAAAAAGATACTGAATTAGCAAAACACAAATAAAAATCATTTATCAAATATGATTTTATTGTTAACAAAAAAACAGCGATGCCTGTCAAAAAATAAGTAATAATAGACAAATCATTACTTTTTTTTGTTTTTATCAATTTTAGCATTTGTGGCAAAGAAGAGAAAAATAATAAAAATGTAGGCAAAATAAATATAAAATTAAGCATAATCTTTTTTGTTAATAATTAAGTAATTCTATTATATCATAAACTAAAATTATGCAAGAAATATGTTATTCAGTTTACTATATTTTTTAAATAGTAAAGGCTTCTTTCTCTTTTTCACTGTATTTTAGATGGCTTGTTTAAGCCATTTTATTTTCAAGAGTTTTCTAATAATTGAGTATTGGGCTTAATAAAGCCATTCTGTAAAATAATGTCTAGGGTATAAAACCACTCTTTTGTTGCAAAAACGTCTTAGAACGCATTTAAATACGTTTTTTATTTTATGGTCTTTTGGCTTAGGAAAGCCATATACAGAAAAAGCTTGCACGATGGCAAGCTCTTTCCGACTTACAACACCAACATTACTGTTGACGCAATTATTATATTTCATTTTGGAATTGATTGCAAATCTGGTCTTGGAATTAGAACATGCAAGCAATTTGGATGATATAGAGGCAAATCATCTTGGCTGGCAGTTCTGATATCGAAGATTCTTCCCTCGAAAGGACTGCAAACATCTGAGAGATGAGGATGTGAACTAATTTCAAAGAAATATACCCCGTGCCTTGCCCCTTCAGTTATAACTCCTTCGATATGGGCGTTCATCAATGTTGTTCTTGACAACATCTGCCCATATCTCGATAAACTCCAACGTCTTCCGCCCTTATCCACAAAAGCAGTAATCCCTTTATCCAAAAAAATCTTTTCCATTTCTTTCGAAATATTTCGTATTGAACTTCCTTTTATTTCTCCTTTGACAATCGTATCTCGTAATTGAACTCTAGTTGCTGTGTTAATGAAGGCTGTTGAACTTCGCATAACTCCTTGTATTGCCTCACCAAATTCTAAAAAAGCATTTCCCATCAATGTCTCAACTACTCTAGTATTTATTAATCCAAAATCTACTCCTCCTATTCCTTCTAATGGGGTAATTCCTTTGTAGAGGTCTTGATATTCTTTTACTCCATTTTTGTAAAATTCAGGTACTGTTATTTCTACCCAATTCCGAGTACTTCCTGTTAATTCATTTACAATTTGTCTAATTGAATCTAAAACTTGTAATCTGTTTCCCAAATTCAAACCTCTGGAAATAGCCTCGACTAACTGCCTTCGTATTTCTTCTTCCGCCTCTAAGTAAAGATTCACTAATCTTTGCGAAACTTTGTCAGCCTTGCCAGCGACTTTATCCCCTATGTTTTTATCACTCATAATATTATTGCTAGTTTAATTGTGTATACCAAGCTAAACAAAAACAATAAAATAAAAAACCATATCTTGATTAGTATTCCCCAATTTGTTTTTTCGTTCTCGTATTCCTCAGCATTAAAAACGCCTCCAACTTCTTCAACTACATTTCCTTTTCTTTTAAATTTCTTCATTTGGTAAAATATTATTTCTTAAAATAGGTTTCGTTCCTAATACGTCGCTTTCTTCTTTTGATATTTTTTCTTTTTCATCTTCTAATTGTTCTTTATCAAAATTGTTTGCCATTCTCATCGCTGTTTCTTTGCTCAAAAGCCTAGCATTAACTTTTTCAATCAATATCTCTACCATTGCTTTTTCGTCGACAGGGATAAAACTATCAAACTTTATTTTTACTTTTGCTGGTTCTTCAGATATGCCAGATAATATAAGCATATCCTTGTACATTCTTTGTAATTGGTTTTTCATCAATGTTTGTTTTCTCCTTATTTTTCGTACTGTGGTATGCAATCTAACTATAATAGCCTCTACTTTTTCTGCTCCTCCTTTTGTATCAATTCCAAACTGTTCGGGGGGTATTTTTGTTATTGAAGCTATAAGCATTAAAGTTTTATCAATATATTTCATGCCTATTTCTACAAGATTATTTTTATTGTTTATGTATTCGGGTTTGTTTCCATCGTCGTCCATTTCAATAACTTCGTCTGTTGTCTTTGACTCCCCTTTTTCATCAAGAAAACCGCTTGGCACAGCTAGTTTTGAATTTAAGTTTTTTATAAATTCTACACTCTCTTGACTCAATCTATCGTTTAATTCTGCTATTAGAGGTTCGGGATCGTGCAAATCACTTTTTCCGTAATTGACACCTACTTTTTTGATATTATTGATTTGATAAACTGGAATAAAGTCTATTCCTTTAAGTTTTACATCTTCTATTTTCTCATCGTATAAATCTACTTTTACTTTTTTTTCAGGAAGTAGGTCAATAGAAGTTGTGTAGAGATTGTAAGTTATATTAAGGGTTTTTTCTATAACTTCATAAGTTTCAGTAAAAAAATAGCATTTATCTTCAATATAAACGTAATATCCGAACATAGCTTTTTCTATTTCGTTCTTCCTATTATACGTTGGATAGTAGCAATCAACTGGAATAATATCTAAGAACACACTTTTTTCATCTCCTTCCTCTTCTACTCTGAGTCTTACAACTGAATATCCTGATTTACTTTGATCAAGTCCAATATCGAAAAGCTTCTCCAGTATGCTGTTTTCATCATTGAAATTGTCAATTACTTCCTGTTCTTTTGCCTCAGAAGAAAGCACAGTGAGATCGAATCCGCTAACCCCATCAGCAAAATACTCTGCTATAATAGCGGAGCTTGCCATCGCAATATATAATTTTTTCTTTTCTTTTTCCCCTTTAATTCTAAAACTTTCTTTAATTTTAAAAATATCCTCTGCTTTATTATCGTAGAGTTTTTCATATTTGCTTAATTCTTTAATTCTTTTCCGATGTTTTGCTATCTCTTTTTGAAATTGTGTTTGTAATGCCATATTTAAAAAAGAAAATTATATTTCGGTTTGAGTTTATCATATAT